GCCGACTGACTGGATCGCCACACCGTACTTGCGGGTGAGCGCGGTCAGTTCGGCGATGAACTTGTCGTAGTTGACTTCCGTGATCGGGTTGGTGGTGACGGCGGCCATGTCGATCTCCTCAGGCGGCGAGTTCTTCGACGATCTCGCAGTGAGTCACAAAGCCCGTCAGGTAGGGCAGGCCGCGCGGGATTCCGTAAGCCTTGCTGGTCAGGTTGCCAATCGTCCAACCCATCCATTTGGCGACCGCCGCATCGACCGCCTGCTCGATGGCGCGCCCCTTGTGCATCTCGTTGAGGACGCTATCCGCAAAGTGCCGCCCGTGGACGCTGTCAAGGAAGGCTCTGACCGAATCGAGAGGCTTGCAGGTGGCGTCGGAGATCGCGGTCATCGCGATGGGCCAGGCGGTTTCGGCGTTGTCGTTCATCGTGCCAAAAAAGCCCCAGGCCTCGTTCTGGGTGGCGGGGATGGTTTGCTTCGTGGTCATCTTCGTCTCCTTGATTGATCGTTGCGACACCCGTAGTAACGCGCTGTTCGATTGAGAAGCCAAGCGTTTTCTGCATCATTTTTTTGAGGGCGGCGACGGGTTTCGCCACCCCGGTTTCGTCAGATGATTCTGTAGACGCGCTCGCCGCCCTCGGGCTTTTCCGAGGTGATGGTGAGTCCGAGTTTCTTCTTGAAGGCCCCGGCGAAGGTGCCGCGCACGGTGTGCGCCTGCCAGCCGGTGGCCGCGCAGATCTGGTTGATGGTCGCCCCCTCCGGGCGCTGCAGCATCTGGATCACGGTGGCCTGCTTGCTGTTCTCGCGGGTGCGGGGCTTGCCCTCGACGCCGACCTTGAGCAGGCGCCGGGTGGCGTCCTGTTTTGGCCGCAAGCTCGAAACTTCGCTTCGCTCGTTTTCTTGCGCCCAGTTGGCTTCTGCGGCCGACACGGCGGCCTCGACCTCAGGGTCGGGGTGAAGGGCGGCCGGCGTCGGCCGGGCGCGCCCCAGGGCGTCGTAGCCCTCGGCGGCGACGAACCAGTCGGTGCTGTCGCGGGTGATCAGGGCCTTGTTGAACAGGCCCTCCAGCACCTTGGTGCGGGCACCGCCCTTGATATTGTCGGGGAACCATTCGATCTTGCCGCCGGTGTGTTCGATGGCGTAGGCGAGGATGGCGTGCTGGGCCGGGGTCAGTTGGAGGGTGGTCATTGGATGCTCCTTCGTGGTGGTTGATGGTGTGGTCATGAACGCGCTGTTCGAGAGTGAAGCCAAGCGCCTTCCGCTTCTTTTTCAGCTCTGCTTCGCGGCCTGCCGGCCTGCCTCGTAGGCGGCCATCAGGGCGCTCTTGACGCCCCAGACGCTGACCTCGTGGAAGTCCATCCGGTCGCTGTTGCGGGTTTCCAGGGTTTCGATGAACAGGTGATCCAGCGCGATCTGCTGGAGCAGAGTTTCGAGGGCTTGGGTGACCTGGGGGGCTTGCTTGCTCATGTGCTTCTCCTTGTGGCGTCGTTGAGGGTGATGGCATTCAGGCGCTGTTCGATTGAGAAGCCAAGCGCTTTCTGCCTGGCTGCGCAGATTTATTTGCGCCCTGCCTTGAGTGCCTGGATGCCCTCGTGGGCGAGCGTCAGGGCTGCGGTTTGAAACGCGATGTGCGAGACACCGGGCGCCTCCTTGGCGTCATCGATCAGCTGGTCGATGGCCTGGCGGGCCTTGGCGCGCATCGCCGCGCAGGCGGCATCGAGTTCGGCGTCGCTGGCGCTTTTGACGTCCGGGTACAGGCGTATCAACAAGGTCAATGCGGCATCACCCAGTTTCTTGCCCAGGGTGTCCAGTTTGTCGGTGTAGGTGCTCATGTCCGTCTCCTGCGATGTGGTGGGTGGTGATGGCATGAACGCGCTTCTTTGGAGGAAAGCCAAGCTCTGAATCGCAACGTCGGAGAAAATCTGCGATGGGCTTGATGTAAATCACATGGGTCTGTCGATACGCGCTTACGCCCGGCATCGCGGCGTCTCCCACGTGGCGGTCAAGAAGGCCATCGACAGCGGACGCATCACGCCCGAGGCCGATGGCACCCTCGACCCGGCCCGGGCGGATGCGGAGTGGGCGAGAAACACCGTGCCTGTTCGGCAGGCTGCCAAGGTTGGGACTGCCGTCAAACCTGCCGCTGCCGAATCGCCCCGCGCCCGGCCACAGGAGTCACCGGAAGCGGCAGCGCCGGCACTTTCGACCGGCGGGGCTTCCCTGCTGCAGGCGCGCACGGTCAACGAGGTCGTCAAGGCGCAGACCAACAAGCTGCGTCTCGCGCAACTCAAAGGGGAGCTTGTCGACCGGGCGCAGGCCATCGCCCATGTGTTCAAGCTGGCGAGGGCAGAGCGCGACGCCTGGCTCAACTGGCCGAATCGCATCACGCCGATCCTTGCGGCGGAACTGGGCATCGACGAGCACACCCTGTTCGTGGCCCTCGACGTCGCCGTGCGCGTGCATCTGGAGGAACTGGGTGAGTTCGTGCCGAAGGTGGATGGATGAGTGCGGACGATTACGAAGGGGCGATCGAGATCGAGCGCGCCTGGCGTGAAGGTCTGCGACCGGATCCGCGTCTCACCGTCTCGGAATGGGCCGAGCGCTACCGCATGCTCTCGACCAAGGAATCGGCGGAACCCGGGCGCTGGCGCAATAGCCGCACGCCGTACCTCAAGGAGATCATGGACTGCCTGTCGCCCTCCTCGCCGGTGGAACGGGTGGTGTTCATGAAGGGCGCGCAGGTAGGAGGCACGGAGCTCGGCTTGAACTGGGTGGGATACGTCATCCATCACGCGCCTGGCCCGATGATGATCGTCTGGCCGACCACCGAGATGGCGCAGCGCAACTCCAAGCACCGCATCGATCCGCTGATCGAGGAATCGCCGGTGCTCAAGGACATCATCGCGCCGGCGCGCAGTCGGGACTCCGGCAACACGGTGCTGATGAAGGAATTTCGTGGCGGCGTGCTGGTCATGACCGGGGCGAACAGTGCGGTGGGGCTACGCTCCATGCCGGTGCGCTACCTGTTCCTGGACGAAGTGGATGCCTATCCGCTGGATGTGGCAGGAGAAGGTGATGCGATCCACCTGGCCGAAGCCAGAACGCGGACGTTCGCGCGCCGCAAGATTCTGCTGGTGTCCACCCCCACCATCGCCGGGGCGTCCATCATCGAGCGCGAGTACGAAGCCTCCGACCAGCGCCGCTACTTCGTGCCCTGCCCGCACTGCGGGCACCGGCAGTGGCTGCGCTTCGAGCAGCTGCGCTGGGAACGCGGCCGCCCGGAGACGGCGGCCTACGTATGCGAGGCCTGCGCCGAGCCGATCCCGGAGCACCACAAGCCCGGGATGCTGGAACAAGGCCAGTGGCAGGCGATGGGTGATGGCAGAACCGCCGGGTTTCATCTGTCCAGCCTCTACAGCCCTTGGCGCAAGTGGCGGGAGATCGCGGCGTCCTGGGAAAAAGCGGCCATGTCCGAGCACAAGTCGGTGGCGACGATCAAGGCGTTCAAGAACTCGGAACTCGGCGAGACCTGGGTCGAGGAAGGTGAAGCGCCCGACTGGCAGCGCCTGATGGAACGCCGCGAGGATTACCGCATCGGCACGGTGCCGGCAGGCGGATTGCTGCTCACCGCCGGGGCCGACGTGCAGAAAGACCGCATCGAGGTGTCCGTCTGGGCCTTCGGACGCGGCAGGGAAGCCTGGCTTATCGAGCACCGGGTGCTCATGGGCGATACCGCCCGCGACGAGGTCTGGAAGCGTCTCTCCAGCGTTCTCGCCGAGACCTGGACGCACGAGAGCGGCTGCCAGTTGTCCCTGGCGAGGATGGCACTCGATACCGGTTTTGCCACCCAGGAGGCCTACGCCTTCGTGCGCCGCCTGCGGGATTCCCGCATGATGGCGGTGAAGGGTGTCGCCCGCGGCGCCGCCCTCATCGGCACGCCCACCGCCGTGGACGCATTGATGAGCGGCAAACGACTGCGCCGGGGCATCCGGGTGTTCCCGGTGGCAGGCGGCATTGCCAAGCTCGAGTTCTACAACGCGCTGCGCAAGACGCCTGAGGTGACCGAGGATGGGGTCACGATGCGTTACCCCATCGGCTACATCCACCTGCCCAAGGTGGATTCCGAGTTTCTGCAGCAGCTTTGCGCCGAGCAGCTCGTCACCCGCCGTGATCGAAACGGCTACCCGGTGCGCGAATGGCAGAAGATGCGCGAGCGCAACGAAGCCCTGGACTGCTACGTCTATGCCCGCGCGGCGGCTGCTGCAGCAGGACTTGACCGCTTCGAGGAGAGGCACTGGCGGGAACTTGCGCGGCAACTCGGATTGCCGCCGCCAACCGAGGCGCAATTGCCAACCGACGATTTGACCGAGGCCACCACCCGAGACTCATTCGGCGGTGGCCTCGCTGTTTCCGGCCACCGTAACACCGGCCGGCGCGTGATCAAGAGCCGCTGGATCGGATGACCTTCAACCACAGCAAGGAGAGTTTCCATGAGTTTGCAAGCCCGTATCGAAACCCTGGCCACCCGCATCGCCCAGGAGTTCAACACCACCAACGGCAAGATCGGCAACCTGGCCGGGCTTTCGACCACCGCCAAGGCGAACCTGGTGGCGGCGATCAACGAGGTGGCCGCTGCAGTCGCCTCCGGCGCGCTGATCGATGATCAGAACGTCGCGACCACCACCACCTACTCCTCGGACAAGATCGTCACGCTGCTCAATGCGCTGAAAGCCGAAATTCTCGGTGGCGCCGATGCGGCATACGACACCCTGCTGGAACTGCAGCAGGCGATCCAGGCGGATCAGACCGGTCTGGCTGCGCTGACTACGGCGGTCAATAACCGCGTGCGTTTCGATGCCGCGCAGACCCTCACCACGGCAGAACAGGCGCAGGCCTGCGCCAACATCGGGGTGGGTGATCCGGAAACCAACTTCGTCGCCGTCTTCGAAGCGGCGCTGGTCTGATGAGCCTCACCGCGCAACTGTCCGGGCTGGCCGCCCGCGTCGGCACCGAGATCAAGGGGTTGATCCGCCCGAGCCACCCGGGACTCGCACGCGCCTGGGTGAATTTCGGCTATATCGGCGGCGCGATCCAGATCAGGGCTTCCTACAACGTCGCCGGTGTCACGCGGCTGGCGGCCGGTCGCTACCGCATCACCTTCGCCGCGCCCTTTGCCGATGCCAACTACTGCTGGCTCGCTTTCGCGCGCAGCAACACCAATAGCAGTACCCAGCGCATGGCGCTCGTCCGGGCGACCACGGATGCCAAGACCGCAGCCTATGTCGAGGTGATCTGCGCAACCGCCAGTGCGTCGCTCGCCGACACGACCGAAATGAACCTCGTGGTGTATCGCTGATGGCCTACAGTCTGGAACAACTCGCCGCCCTCGAAGCCGCGCTGGCAAAAGGCGAGCGCCGCGTCACCTTCGCCGACAAGACGGTCGAGTACCGCTCGGTCGATGAACTGAAAGCGGCCATCCGCGAGGTCAAGCGCGAGATAGACAGACTGGATGCCCAGAGCGGGCTGTGGCCCAAAGCGCCGCGCCAGATTCGCGTCACCACCAACAAGGGGTTCTGATGGGCTGGTTCAAGACACTCAAGCGCCGGATGTTCGGCGGACGCACAACACCCGTCTATGACGGCGTGGGCTTCGGCCGCCGGACGATTGCCTGGATGCCTGGCAACCTGGGCGCGGTGGCGGCCATCGCCTATGCGCAGGATGCGCTGCGCGCCAAGAGCCGCGATCTGGTGCGGCGCAATGCCTGGGCCGCGGCAGGGCTCGATGCCTTCGTGTCGAATGCCATCGGCACCGGCATCAAGCCACAGAGCATGGTCACGGATCAGTCCTTGCGCGAGGCTATTCATTCCGTCTGGTGGGACTGGTGCGAGGAGGCCGATGCCGCCGGACTGACCGATTTCTACGGACTGCAGGCGCTCGCTTGCCGCTCGATGCTGGAAGGCGGCGAAGCCTTCCTCCGCATCCGCTACCGCCGTCCCGAGGATGGCCTGATTGTTCCCATGCAGGTGCAGGTGCTGGAAGCCGAGCACGTGCCGGTAACCTACAACGCCACGGCCGACAACGGCAACGCCATCCGCTGCGGCATCGAGTTCGACAGACTCGGGCGGCGGGTGGCCTATTGGATGCACCGCACCCATCCGAACGACGCGCTGCTGACACCCATGAGCGGCCAAGGCGGCAACCTCCTGCCGGTGCGCGTGCCCGCAGAGGAAGTGATCCACCTCTTCCGGCCATTGCGCCCTGGCCAGATCCGGGGCGAGCCGTGGCTGGCGCGGGCGCTGGAGAAGCTCAACGAACTCGACCAGTACGACGACGCCGAGCTCGTGCGCAAAAAAACCGCCGCCATGTTCGCTGGCTTCATTACGCGCCTCTCCCCCGAGGACAACCTGGTGGGTGAAGGGGTGGCGGATGCCAACGGGGTCGCGCTGGCCGGTCTCGAACCCGGCACCTTGCAGATATTGGAACCGGGCGAGGACATCAAGTTCTCCTCTCCTGCGGATGTTGGCAATTCCTATCCCGAGTTCATGCGCCAGCAGTTCCGCGCCGTGGCCGCCGCGATGGGCATCACCTACGAGATGCTGACCGGCGACCTGACACAAGTGAACTACTCCAGCATCCGGGCGGGGCTTTTGGAATTTCGCCGCCGCTGCGAGGCCATCCAGCACGGCGTGATCGTGCATCAGCTCTGCCGCCCTATCTGGCGCGCCTGGATGGATCAGGCGGTCTTGTCGGGGGCGCTGACGCTTTCGGGTTACAGCCGCCGCCGGCGTGAGTACCAGGCCGCGAAGTGGATCCCGCAGGGCTGGCAGTGGGTCGATCCGCTCAAGGAAACCGAGGCCATGAAGTCGGCCATCCGCGCCGGACTCATGAGCCGCTCGGAAGCGATCTCGGCCAATGGCTACGACGCCGAGGACGTGGATCGTGAAATCGCTGCAGACAATCGGCGCGCAGATGATCTTGGGCTGGTGTTCGATTCCGACCCGCGCCACGGCAAGGCCGGAGAAGTGCAGCAGGCCGCTGCGCAATCTCAAGACCCATCACAAGGACAGTAACCATGCATCTCCCACATCTTGCTTCCCGTCTCTTCGGGACGCCACTGCTCATCCATCGCGCCAAGCTCGACGTGATCCTGGCCGTGCTCGGCGAGCGACTGAACATCCAGGCGCCCAACGTCGAACTGGCCCTGCCCGCGCCGCGCACAGTGTCAGCCAGTGCGCCCGGTATTGCCGTGATTCCTGTCCATGGCACGCTGGTCAAGCGCACCCTGGGACTGGAGGCGGCCTCCGGGCTGACCAGCTACGGCGACATCGCCGCGATGCTCGATGCGGCGGTTGCCGACCCACAGATCACCGGCATCCTGCTGGACGTCGATTCCCCGGGTGGTGAAGCCTCGGGCAGCTTTGAGCTGGCGCGCCATGTGCGCGAGGCGGCAGGCATCAAGCCGGTATGGGCGGCGGCGAACGACTCGGCCTTCTCGGCCGCCTACGCGATTGCCAGCGCCGCAAACCGGGTCGTCGTCACCGAGACGGGTGGCGTGGGCTCCATTGGCGTCATCGCCTTGCACGTCGATCAGTCGGTGAAAGATGCCAACGATGGCTACCGCTACACCGCCATCACTGCGGGCGCGCACAAGAACGACTTCTCGCCGCACGAGCCGCTCACCGACACGGCCAAGGCGGAACTGCAGGCCGAGGTCGACCGGCTCTATGGCCTGTTCGTCGATCACGTGGCGGCCATGCGCAATCTCTCTGCCGAGGATGTGCGGGCTACCGAAGCCGGACTCTACTTCGGGCCGAACGCCGTCGCAGCAGGACTGGCCGATGTCGTGGGCACGCTCGATGCGACGCTCGCCGAATTCTCTGCTTACCTCAGCTCCCGAGGCCGCAAGTCGCCCCAGGCTCGGAGCGTTGCACGATCCGGGGCGGCGTCAACTCTGAAGGAGTTAGAAATGCATGAAGAAACCTCGCCCGAGATGATCGGCGTCGACGAAGCGGCCGCTCAGTTGGCTGACCGGGTTGCCGAGGCACGCCGTGAAGTCTCTCAATCCGCACAGGCCATCGCCGAGATGTGCCTGATCGCCGGTTGCCCGGACAAGGCAGCCGAGTTCATCGCCGCAGGCCACTCCGAGGCCGAGGTGCGGAAGATCCTCGTCTCGATGAAGGCCGAGCGTCAGTCGCCGGAGATTCTCTCCACCATCGACCCGAACAAGGCCGCTGAGTCGCCCGTGTCCACCCACAATCCGCTCATCGCGGCGGTCAAGAAACTCACCGGAAAGGAGTAATGAACCATGGCTGTCATCAATGAACCCATCAACCTCGCCGATCTCGTCAAGTATGAGGAGGAATGCCTCTTCTACTCGCGCAACGAGGAGACCGTCGCCGCCGGGCAGAATCTCGGGATCGGCACCGTGGTCGGTCGCAAGAGCGCGGACGGCAAGCTCTATGCCTTGAACCCGACCGCCAATGATGGCACCGAGAGTGCCATCGGCATCCTCATCGAGGACGTCGATGCGACCCTAATCGACAAGACCGGCGTGATCCTGGCCCGTCACGCCGTCGTTGCCGACAAGTACGTGGTCTGGCCGGCGGGCATCACCGCGCCGCAGAAGGCTTCCGCCATCTCTCAACTGGATGCGCGCGGAATCCTGATCCGCACCGCCGCTTAATCTCAAGGAGGACATCATGCAGAATCCGTTCAACAATCCCGCCTTCTCGACGGCGAGCCTCACCGCCGCCATCAACCTCATCCCCAACCGCTATGGCCGACTGGAACAGCTGGGCCTGTTCACCCCGCGCCCGATCATTCAGCGCAATGCCATCGTCGAGGAGATGCATGGCGTCCTGAACCTGCTGCCGACGCTGCCGCCCGGCGCGCCCGGGACGGTCGGCACCCAGGGCAAGCGCAAGGCGCGCTCCTTCATCGTCCCCCACATCCCCCACGACGACGTGGTGCTGCCCGAGGAGGTGCAGGGTGTGCGCGCCTTCGGGTCCGAGAATACGACCGAGACCGTCGCCTCGATCATGGCGAGGAAGCTCGAAACCATGCGCAACAAGCACGCCATCACGCTCGAGCACCTGCGCATGGGGGCCTTGAAGGGCCAGATTCTGGATGCCGACGGCAGCGTCATCTACGACCTCTTCGCCGAGTTCGGGGTCACCCAGAGCACGGTCAATTTCCAGCTCAATGCCGGCACGACCAAGGTCAAGCCGAAGTGCAACGAGGTCCTGCGCACCATCGAGAAGGCCCTGATGGGGGAAGTCGCCACCGGTGTGCGCGTGCTGTGCTCGACCGCGTTCTTCGATGCGCTCACCTCCCACGACAACGTGGAGAAAGCCTTCGCCTTCTACCAGCAGGGGGCGGCGCTGGTGGACGACACCCGCAACGGCTTCCGCTTCGGCGGTCTGGTCTTCGAGGAGTATGTGGGCTTTGCCACCGACGCGGCGGGCAATGTGCGCAAGTTCATCCCGGACGGTGAAGCCATCGCCTTCCCGGAAGGCACGATGGACACCTTCGCCACCTACTTCGCGCCGGCAGACTTCAACGAGACGGTGAACACCCCGGGTCTGCCGCTCTACGCCAAGCAGGAGCCGAGGAAGTTCGACCGCGGCACCGATCTGCACACGCAGAGCAACCCGCTACCCATGTGCCACCGTCCCGGCGTCTTGGTGCGGCTGGTGGCGCAGTGATGCGCGTGACCGACCTCTACGACGCGGCGGCCAGCGCGGGGCTGCTCACGCCCGTGCAGGTGGGCGCCGTTACCGTCCAGTGCGCCTTCCGCGCGCCGGACGAGACGGTGCTCGAGGGCCTCGCGCTCTCGCGCGACTACCAGATCGAGTATCCGAGCGAGCGCCTGACGCTGGGTCAGGGGGATCTGGTGCAGATCGCCGGTCATGCTTACCGGGTGCGCGAGGTGCGGCAGGTGCGCGACGGTACCGAGTCGGTGGCCGCCCTCTCGAGGCTGTGATGCAAAGCCTGCGCGAGCAGATCATCCAGGCGGTGGTGGGCAGGCTCACGCCGGTCGCCACGGCCGAGGGCGCCACGATCCGCCGCCAGCCGACCGTGCCGACCGACCGGGCCCGTCTGCCCGCGTTGCTGGTGTTCCCCGAATCGGAAAGCGTGCGTCGCCTCAACGACCGCACCGAGCGCGAACTGGTGTTGCGCATCGTGGCGCTGGCGATGGGCACGGCAAGCGAGCCGCCGGAGCCGGTCGCCGACAGGCTGCTCACCGCCGCCCATGGTGCGCTGACGGCGGATACCACCCTGGGCGGCCTGGCCCTCGGCCTGGAAGAGACGGACTGCGACTGGCTGCAGGACGACGCCGACCTGGAGGCCGCCGCCATCCCTGCCCGCTACCGCGTCACCTACCGCACCCTGGCCCATGACCTTTTGATGAAAGGATGAATCCCATGCATCGAATCGAACTTCTCAAGACCCACACCCATGCCAACGAAGTGCATTTCGCCGGCCACGTCATCGAGGTGGACGAGGCCACTGCCCGCTGGCTGATCGAACGGGGCGTCGGCAAGCCCGCCGCTGCCGCGCCCGCGCCGGAGGCCGCCGCCACCGTGGCGGAGGCCCTGCCCGAAACCAAATCGCAACGTAAAGCAAAGGAGTAACCCATCATGACCTATTTCTCAGGACAGGGGCGCGTCTTCATCGGCGCGCGTGACAGCAACGGCAACCCGCAGGGGCTCACCTATGTCGGAAACGTGCCAGACCTCAAGGTGTCGCTCTCGGTGGAAACCCTCGAGCACCAGGAATCCCAATCCGGCCAACGGCTCACCGACCTGCAACTGATCAAGACCAAGAAGGGCGAGTTCGCCTGCACCCTGGAGGAGTTGATCCAGACCAACCTGGAACTGGCGCTCTACGGTTCCACGACGACGGTGACCAGCGGCACGGTGACGGATGAGCCGGTCATTGCCACGGCCGAACTCGGCAAACTCTACCTGCTCGGCAAACAGAACGTCTCCAGCGTGGTCATCAAGGCCGGCGCGACTACGGTCGCCAATACCAAGTACACCGTCAATGAAAAACACGGCTCCATTCAATTTACCGACCTCACGGGCGTCACCGGAGCGATCACGGCCAGCTACAGCTACGGCGCGTCCAGTGCCACCGCGATGTTCACCCAACCGCTGCCCGAGCGCTGGGTGCGCTTCGAGGGGCTGAATACCGCCGACAGCAACAAGGAGGTCGTGATCGATCTGTATCGGGTGGCGATCAACCCGACCAAGGATTTGTCGGTGATCGGCAACGACCTGATGAAGTTCGAGCTGTCGGGCCAGGTGCTCGCCGATCTCACCAAGACGGCAAGTGGCAGCCTCGGGCAATTCGGCCGGATCGTGCTGCTGTGATGGGCAACGATCCGTTCGCGGCACTGCCGCCGGTGCCGCTGTCCATCGAGATCGCGGGCGAGCGCATCGATCTCACGCCGCTCAAGGTGGGCGAGGTGCCGGCGTTTGCCCGGGCGGTGCAGCCCATCGCGGCGAGTCTGTCGGCATCGCCCGACTGGCTGGCGCTCATGGCCGAGCATGGGGAAGCCGTGATCGATGCGGTGTCCATAGCCAGCCGCCGTCCTCGGGAATGGGTGGCCGGTCTCGATCTCGACGAGGCCATGCGTCTTACTGAGGCGGCGTTCGAGGTGAATGCCGATTTTTTTATCCGGCGGCTGATGCCGGTCGTCACCGAGGCGGCGAGCCGGATCGGCCAGACACTGGAAAGCCCGACGCCTGGAGCAACACCCTCCAGCGGCTGATCGGTGCGGGGCATGCCTACACCGACATCCTCAGCTACACGCTCTCGCAGATGGATGCCTTCCTCGCGGCCATCGACCGGCATGAGTCCCGACAACTGGCGAATCTCCTGTCGGTGATCGCCACCGGCAGTCAGGGGGATGGCAAGGCCATCGCAAGGATGCTCAAGGAGCTCCAGTGCTCAAAATCTCCCTGACCGCGACGGGCCTGTTCGAAAAATCCCGGTTCCAGGCATGGAGCAGGCAGAAGCAGGTGGCGATCCACCGGGCGGTGGCAGACGGCTTCCGCGAAGGCGGCAAAGCCGTGGCTGAGACCGTGCGCGGCAGGATGCAAGCCGACTTCGCCGTGCGCAAGGCGGGATTCGTCAAGTCCATGCGCGCGAAGGTCTATGACCGGAACAAGAACAGGCTCCCTGCGCTCCTGATCGGCTCGAAGATACCGTGGCTGGGCATCCACGTCCGGGGAGGCACCATCGGCGGGAAGATGCTGATCCCGCTCACCGAGGAAGGCAAGCGCATGGGACGTAAAGCCTTCGCTCGCGTCATCGACGGCCTGATGCGTAGCGGTAACGCCTACTTCATCCAGAAGGATGGCAAGGCGATCCTGATGGCCGAGAACATCAAGGAAAACGCCTCGGTGCTGGCTCGGTTCAAACGGGCCGAGCGGAGCCGCACCGGGGCGAAATCCATCAAGCGCGGCACGGAGATTCCCATCGCGGTGCTGGTGCCGACCGTCACCCTGAAACGCCGCTTCGATCTGGAAGGCGTAGTGCGCGGCCAGATGCCCGTTCTCGCTCGCGCCATCGAGAAGCAACTGAACAAGATTTGAGAGAGATGAATTCGTGGCACAAGATCGCGCGCAGCTGCTGATCACCGCCGTCGACCAGACCCGCTCGGCCTTCGACTCGATTCGCGGCAACCTGGCCAAGCTTGGCGATGAGTCGAACCGAGTCAAGGGGCTGCTCGCCGGGCTCGGCGTCTCGCTCTCGGCGGCCGGCTTCGCCGCAATGATCAAGAGCGCCCTCGACGCGGCGGATCAACTGAACAAGCTCTCGCAGAAGATCGGCATCTCGGTCGAGGCCTTGTCGACCTTGCGTTTCGCCGCGCAACTGTCGGATGTGAGCCTGGAAACCTTGCAGAAAGGGATCAAGGGCCTGTCGCAAAACATCACCGAGGCCAACACCGGCGTGGGGGATGGCGCGCAGGTATTCGAGGCGCTTGGCATCTCCGTCAAGAACGCCGACGGCAGCATGAAGTCCACCGAAGCGGTGTTGCTGCAGGTGGCCGATGTCTTCGCCCACCTGGAGGACGGTGCCGTCAAGACGGCGCTCTCCGTAAAGCTCTTCGGAAAGGCTGGCCAGGACATGATCCCGTTCCTCAACCAAGGCGCGGCCGGCATCAATCAACTGACCGCCGAGGCCGAGCGGCTGGGCCTGAAGCTCACCACCGAGACTGCCCGGTCGGCGGAAGCCTTCAACGACAACCTCACGGCGCTCAAGGCATCCAGCTCCTCGCTCGGCATCGCTCTGGCCCGCGACTTCCTGCCGGAACTGACCAACATCACCAACGCCATGCGCGAGGCGGCCAACGAGGCCGGAACGCTCAAAGCCTTGTGGGTTGGCCTGGGCGGGGTCGGAAACTTGGTCTTCAATGGCACCGAGATCAAGCAGGCGCGCGACGAGGTCGCGCGGATTCAGGAACTGGTCGATTCGACACGCAAGAAGGTCGAGACAGGCCGTGCGCCAGTGCCATTCATGCCATTCGACATCAAGTTCAACGACAAGGCGATGGCGACGCTGAAAAAGAACCTCGCCCAGTGGGAGAAGGAACTGGCGGCAGCCAGGCAACGGCTGGATGCGCTGACGAGCCCCAAGCGCCCAGAAGAAAAGCCCCCGACCGGCAAACCCACCGAGGACATGCAGCGCATCGCCTGCGTGGTGTCGGGCGGCCAGTGGGTCAATGGCAAGTGCGAGAAGAAGTCCGCCGGCGGGGCAGACACGACCGGCGCGCAATTGGCCGTCGTCAAGGCGCAGGCCGAGGCCGAATTCAAGGTCTTGAAGGAGGGCCTCGACCTGCAGAAGTCGGCACTGGATCGCGCGCTCGACGACCGTCTGGTGTCGATCCGCGACTACTACGCCGAGAAGACCCGGATCGAACAGCAGGCCATCGATCAGGAACTTGCGGCCAAGCAGCAGGAACTCGCCGCGCAATCCGCCGTTGCGGTCAGCGGCAAGGACGAGGCGCAGCGCCTGCGGGCCAGGGCCGAGGTCAATAAACTCGAAGGCGAGATCGCCGTGCTCAACATGAAGCGCGGCGAGGTCGAAGTGGTCAATGCGCACGCGGCCGCCAAGGCTGAGAAGGAACTGGCCGACGAGCTCGCCCGCGTGCGCGACCGGCTGGCTGAAATTCGCGGCGCAGGGGGTGGAGGGGGCGGCGAGGTCACCCGGGCGCGTCTGGAGCGCGAGTACCAGCCGCTCATCGAGAAGCTGCAGCGCATGGGTGACACCACCGGCGTGGCCGATGTGGGTCGCCTGATCAATGTCGAAGCCGACCTCGCAGAACTCGGAAAGCTCGAACGCCAGTATCAGACCGTGACGGAACGCATGGCCATCCGCGAGCGGGAACTGCAGGTGCAGAAGGACGCCGGCATGCTGACGGAAACACAGATGCGGCGCGGCGTGCTCGAACTTCACCAGCAGACCGCCGCTGAAGTGGAAGGCCTGATCCCCAAGATGCAGGAACTGGCGGCCGCCACCGGATCGGAGGAGGCCATCAATCGGGTGGCCCGCCTCAAGGTGGAGGTCGCCGGACTCAAGACGGCGGCGGACGATGTCGCCACGCGCATCAACGGTGATGTCGAGAACGCTTTCGCCACGATGTTCGAGCAGATCGGCACCGGCGCAAAATCGGCCAAAGATGCCTTTGCCGACTTCGCCCGCTCGGTGCTGGCCACCATCAACAAGATCGCCGCGCAGAAGATCGCCGAGGAATTGTTCGGCGGGATGGACGAGGGCGGAGGCGGGTTGGGCGGCATGGTATCCGGCTTCCTCAAGTGGGTGGGGTTCGCCTCGGGCGGCTACGTCACCGGCCCCGGCACGTCCACATCGGACTCCATCCCGGCACGACTGTCCGCCGGGGAGTACGTCCTGCGCGCCGAGGCCGTGCGCCGGGTGGGCGTCGACTTCCTGCACGCTCTGAACGGCGGCCTGTTCGGGCCGCGCTGGTCGGGGCCGCGTCTGGCCTTTGCCGACGGTGGCCTCGTGCCGGAGGTCGCCCAAGCCCCGGCTGCCGCCCCGTCGCAATCGGTGCGCATCGTCAACGTCATCGACCCCGGCATGGCGGCCGACTATCTCAATTCCGCCGCCGGTGAAAAAACCATCCTGAACATTCTCTCGCGTAACGGTTTCGCCGTGCGCGAATTGCTGAGGTAAGGCCCATGGCATTCACCAGTGGGGTTGCGACCGACTATCTCGACCTGATCAATCGCTTAAAGCAGTTCGTCACCCAGGATATGTTGCCGGCCAGCGAGCGTTGGTCGGTCTTGCGCTGGAATCCCGGGCCACCTGCCGAACTGGTGCTGCGGGGGCCGGGATTGGCCGGCACCGACCAGATCAACGTCGGCATCCTGTCCGAGGCCGGCGCGGACTACGGCAACTGGAAACTGCGCGGGTTCGTCGGCTGGAACCCGGCGCAGACCTTCGACGGCCAGTACAACCAGAGCGGCGCGTTCTACGCGATGCTGATGACGTCCGCCATGCCCTACTGGATCGTGGCCAACGGCCGCCGCATCGTGATGGTGGCCAAGACCGGCACCTACTACGAGATGATGCATCTGGGCCTGTTCCTGCCCTACGCCACGCCCGTCCAGTACCCATACCCGCTGCTGGTCGGCGGCACCTACAACAGTTCGATGCGCTGGAGCAATGCCCACACCTACCGCAACCACCTGCCCAAGTCGCAGGGCTACTCGGGCGCGTACTACGCGCCGACCGGTGTCTGGACCGTGGTGCCGGCAATGTGGCCGGGCAGTTGGGGCAACAGTGCCCGCGAATGCCCGGACGGCTCCTACCCGCTGCTGCCCTTCATTCTCGCCGGCTTGGGCGAGATGGATGGCTGCTATTGCGTCCCCGGCTACGCCAATGTGGTGGAGAACATCATCCAGGTGGGCGGCGTCGATCATCTGGTCGTGCAGGATGTGTTCCGTACTGGCTACAACGACTATTGGGCCCTGAAACTGGCGTAAGACGGCTCGCGTGAGATAAGCAATGGCCTTCCAATCCGGCATCACCACTTCGCCGAACGACCTCCTCGACAAGATCCGGCTCTTCGCCACCGGGGTCTGCGGCTACACGCAGCTGATGTATCAGGCGGACGCGGGCTACTACCGTCTGCACTTGCAGCACGCGGCCAGTGGCCAGTTCGTTAACCTGCATTCCTACGCGGGATACGTCGCCTGGTACGGTTCGACCGGTTTCGACAGTGGGCTGGCCTACGGTTCGCAAACCGTCGCCTCGGGTTCGTTCTCTGTATGGCAGATGTCGGGCAGCGCCGAGTATTTCCTCTTCGGCGGCGACGGCTGGTGCTACTGCGTCGTGCAGACGTCCAGCACCACCTACGCGCCGATCCTCTTCGGGGCGATCACCAAGACGTGCACCTTCACCGGTGGCGCCTTCCTGTCGGATACCTACTACACCAGCGTGCGAGCGGATATTGACGGTAACACCAACAAGTGGAAAACCAGCCAGTCCGGTGTCGATGGCGTGCACTCCTTCTATAACGCGATCACACGCCAACTCGACAGCTACTCGCCCATCGCCTTCAACGGCGTCACTCCCTTGTATCCCGCCACGGTCGAAGTGGGTCGCCCAACCCCGAGCGGCTTCTATTCGATGATGGGGTTCGCGCCCGGCGTGCGCCTCATCAAGATGGCGGGACAGTATTCCAATAAGGACGTTGTTACGCTGGGCGGCAATGACTGGATGGTCTTCAGCATGAGTTACGGCGGCTACGCCTTCCTGAAATGACGACCTACGCTGGAGCCATTCTGCCGTCCGGATTGCCGTCTGATCCCGCCTACGGTGCGGCGTACAAGTTCCTGCCGGCACCCCTGACGTTGCCGTACCCGAGTGCTCTGGCCAGCAACCAGCCGAACGCGGGCACGATGACCGACAACCTGCCGGTCGCCGAAATCGTGTCGACCTTTGCGGGGAATCTGGTGCGTCAGTTCGAGCAGGACTGGTATCACCACGTCCACCTGCTGCCGGCCAAGATCGCCTTGGGCAATCTGCTGTCGACGCAAGTCAGGCAGGTCGAGGTGTGGAACGCCCATTTCACCCCCAAGACCTTGTCGGCGGTGGTCGGCCAGAACGAAGGCGGCATCACGCTCGCTGCCCCGGCGAATCCGCCGACCAGCTACGGGGTGCTGGAGTCGCGCCTCTACAATGTCTCGGTGAGCCTCGACGGGCCGCCTGTGATCGAAGCGAGTTTCACGTTTCAGTTTCCCGACGAAGCACCGACCCTGTCGATCTCCGGTCGGCGCGTCGTGGTATTCGGCCTCAAGCCTAACTGGGCGGACGGCTGGCTGGAGCGCTTGATGTGGGCGACCGACGTGCTGACCGCCCGTGACGGCACCGAGCAGCGGGTCAGTCTGCGGGCCAAGCCACGCCGCTCGCTGGAATTCTCGATCCTGGTCGGGTGCGACGATGCGGCGCTGCTGGACGTGTTGCTGTCGGCCTGGCAGTCGCGCGTCTATGCCTTGCCCATCTGGCCGGACAAGGGCATCCTGACCGCGCCGGTCGCTGCGGGAAGCACGGTGATTCCGATCTCGACTTTGAACCTGGAGTACGAGGCCGACGGCCTGCTGGTGATCGGCAGCGACAGCCGCAACACCGAGGCGGCCGAAGTGCTCTCGGTGGCCGCCAATGCCGTGACCCTGAAGCAGCCGTTGTTGCAATCCTGGCCAGCCGGATCGTTTGTTGCGCCGGCGCGCACGGCGAGGCTCAGGGTCACCCAGGCGGTCTCAAGGGTGACCGACGCCATCGCCACGGCACGCCTCATCTTCGACATCGCCGGCACCACTGCGATCACGAAGCAGGACTCGACGACGACCTTCAATTCGACCCCGGTGTGGATCACACGTCCGAATCGCGTGCGCGATGTCGAGACGGATTACCGGCGACTGGCCGAGGTGCTCGATTTCGATACCGGCATCACGGCGGTGGATGACCATGCCGCGCGCCCCTTCGTGCGCCGCGCCTTCGACTATGTCTTCAAGAACCGCGCCGAGATCGCCGCATTCAAAGGATGGCTGGCCGCCCGCCAGGGCCGCTTGACGGCATTCTGGCATCCGACCTGGGAAGCCTCCATCGTTCCGACCCAGAAAATCCTCTCCAACCAGACGGTGATGACCGTGGCCTCGCGCGGCTACGCCCTGTACTTCAACCCGATGCCGGGTCGCACGGAAGCCGCCTTTCTGCACAAGAATGGCAACTGGTATTTCCGCACCATCCTGAGTTTCGGGGCGGGTGCTACCAGCGCAGAGGAAGTGATGACGCTCAACCAGTCCTTCGGCTTCGATGCCAATCCCGAGGACTGGGTCGCCATCTACTTTCTGGAGAAGACCCGGCTCGATGCCGACCAGATCGAACTCAACTGGCAGACCGACAGCGTCGTGGAGGCCTCGGTGCCGATGATTTCCGTGAAAGCCTGATCCATGAGTTACGACACGCAGGAAACCTCGACGGCCGCCGGCCAGCCGGTGGAACTCTATCGCTTCGTTCTCGGCCAACAGGTGTGGACGGTGACGAGCGGCCGCGAGGCCATCACCTATCAGGCCGAGAGCTACCAGCCGGCGGTGATCCGCCGTTCCGCCGTTGAGCAGTCGCCGGAATTCGCCCGCAACGGCATCGACCTCGAATGCGCGCGGGACTTCGCCGTGGCGCAACTCTTTGCGGCGGCGCGTCCCAATGGTGTCGTGTCGCTGACGGTGTTCCGCAACCATCTCGGCGACGCGGAGTACATCACCTGGTGGAAGGGGCGCATCGCGTCCGTCGTGTTCGCCGGCAGCACCGCCAGGATTCGCTGCGAGTCGATCTTCACGGCGCTGAAGCGGCCGGGGCTGCGCGCCCACTACCAGACCGGCTGCCGCCACGCCTTGTTCGATCCGGGGTGTGGGGTGAACAACCAGGCGTACAAGCTCGCCGGCACGGTGGCGTCAGTCTCCGGACTGAATGTGACCTCCAGCGCCTTTCTCGCGCAACCCACGGGCTGGCTGACCGGTGGCTATCTGCGTGTGGCCGGGGTGCCACGGATGATCACCAACCACTCGGGCGACACCATCACGCTCTCTGCCGTGCTGCCGGGACTCGCCGTGGGCGTGGCGTTCGAGGCCTTCGCTGGCTGCGACCGGACGTTCGCCACCTGCCAGTCGAAGTTCGGTAATGCGATCAACTTCGGCGGATTTCCCTGGATTCCCGTCAAAAACCCCTTCGCCGGGGACGCCATCGTCTAGGAGCAAGCTATGTGGGCACAGATTCTGGTATGGGTGGTGACAACGGTCATCGGCGCGTTGCTGGCGCCCCGGCCGCCCAAACCGGCCGCCCCCACGCCGGGCAATCTCGACGTGCCGGTGGCGGAAGCCGGCAAACCCATCCCGGTGCTCTTCGGCACCCGGGTGATCCGTCAGGCCAACGTGGTCTGGTACGGCGACGTGAAAACCACCGAGATTCGCCAGTCGCCCGGCAGCGGAGGCAAGAAATGATTGCAACACATGAAGATGCCAAGGCGCTTGGCTACTGCAATGCCGGCCTGCGTAAGTGGTTCCCGCGCGACGGCGTGACCTTCGACGATTTCCGCAAGCACGGCGTCACGGTCGAATGGTTGCGCGCGACCGGGGATGCGATGGCGGCGCGGCTTGCGGATGAAGTTGAACGGCAACGTCAATCGCAGGAGAGCGCGTAAATGGGCGGCGGCGGAAAGCGCGGCGGCTCGTCATCCTATGTCGTCGGCCACCGTTATTACGCCGGCCTGCACCTGGCGATCTGCCACGGGCCGGTGGATGCGGTGACGCGCATCATCGTCGGCGAACGCACGGCCTGGAGCGGCAACGTCACGTCATCCCAGACGATCTATGTCAATGCGCCGGAACTGTTCGGCGGGGATTCGCGCGAGGGCGGCGTCCAGGGCTACGTCGAGATCAAGATGGGTGGCGCGGGGGAAACGGTATCGGGTTATCTGCAACAGAAGCTCGGCGGCGTCATTCCGGCCTTCCGAGGCGTGGTGTCGATCATCGCCCAGCAGTGCCTGCTGTCGGCGATGAACCCCTACATCAAGCCCTGGAGCGTCGAAGCGCGGCGCATCCCGGCTCCGGCCGCCCTGGGAAATGGCAACATCAATGGCGATGCCAACCCGGCGCACATCATCTACGAGTGTCTGAACAACGCGACGTGGGGGCTTGGCTACGCCGCCAGCGAGATCGATGCGAGCAGTTTCCAGACCGCGGCCAGCACGCTGGCCTCTGAGCAGTTCGGCCTGTCGATCTTGTGGGATCGAGAGCAGCCGTTGGAAGAGTTCATAGCCGAAGTGCTGCGGCATATCGACGGCACGCTCTATGTCCATCCGCGCACAGGGAAGTTTGTACTCAAGTTGGCACGAGCCGACTACAACGTCTCCAGCCTGCTGGTGCTCGATGCCTCGAACATTCTTGAACTGGAAAGCTTCTCGCGGCCCTCAGAATCGGAACTCGTCAATCAGGTCACCGTCCGCTACCGTGATCGTTCCACTGACAAGGAGGCCGCGATCACGGTGCATGATCTGGCTGCGCTGGAACTGGCGGGCGGCGTGGTGTCCTCGGCCACGGTCGACTATCCCGGAATCAGCAATGGCAGCCTGGCCTCACGGGTCGCGCTGGGCGATCTCAAGCAGTTGTCGGCGCCGCTCGCCAAGGCGACGTTGATCGCCAATCGGCAGGCATCCAACCTCAATATCGGCGACGTGTTCAAGTTCACCTGGCCGGAACTGGGCATCGCCCAGATGGTTATGCGTGTCGTGCGCATCTCCTACGGCACGCTGACCGACGGCCGTGTGCGGATCGAGTGCGTGGAGGACATCTTCGGGCTGCCATCTGCCTCCTATGTGTCGCCGACCCCGACCTCGTGGGCATCGCCCCTGACTGCGCCGGCCCCCGCTCCGTATCGCCGGCTGGGTGAAGCGCCGTGGTGGGCGGTGGTCAAACGACTGGTCGGAGAGTCGGCCACGGCACGAGCCGAACTCGATCCGCAAGGCGGCTTCCTGGTCGCCTGTGCCAGCCGGCCATCGGGCGATTCGCTCAATGTGAAGCTCTTGACGCGCCAGGGCAGCGCCGCCTACGCCGAAGTGGATACGATGGGCTTCACCCCGAATGCGACGGTGACCAATGCCATCGACGAGCAGACCACGGTGCTTGCCATCGGCAACGGCCAGGACCTGGACGTCGTGAAACTCGACACCTACGCCTATCTCGACAACGAAATCGTGGCGGTGAAGGCCATCGATCTCGTGGCTGGCACGGTCACGGTGGAGCGCGGTGTGCTCGACACGGTCCCGGCACCGCACGCAGCCTTGGCGCGCATCTGGTTCGCCGATGCCCTGGAGGCGCTGATCACGGAGCAATATCTCTCCGGCGAGTCCTTGCAGGTGAAGATGCTGCCGGCGACCGGACTCGGCCGGCTGGCGGAATCAGCCGCACCGGCGGACAGTTATACGTTTGCCGGGCGCATGATCCGCCC